GTTTGGGACAGTGAGGGTGTCAGGTATGAGGACCCAAAACTGAAGATCATGGGTATCGAAGCTGTCAAGTCTTCGACACCAGCACCCTGTAGGGACATGATTAAAGGTGCTCTGAAGTTGATGATGAATGGGACTGAAGAGGATGTCATTAAGTACATTGATGACTGTAGGGGTAGGTTCAACAAGATGACACCTGAGGAGATTGCTTTCCCTCGTAGTGTTTCTGATGTAAACAAACATAAGAATCACGCCACCATCTATGGTAAAGGGTGTCCAATGCATGTTCGTGGATGTCTCCTACATAATCACTTGGTGAAGGAGATGAAATTGGAATCTAAGTATTCCCTCATCAGTAATGGTGACAAGATTAAATTCATTCACCTGTTTAAACCAAATCCCATTAGGGAGAACGTGGTTTCATTTGCCTCCGACTTTCCATATGAGTTTGGACTTGGCAAATACATCGATTATGACCTACAATTCAACAAAGCCTTCCTTGATCCCGTTAAGGTAATTCTTGACGCTATTGGATGGAATGTTGAGAAAACAGTAAACCTAGAACTTTTCTTCGGATAATGGACTTACCAATCAACGACAAAGAATTGGCCACTATTGTGAGTGCCCTTAGACTGGGAGGTGACGCAGCACTTTATCAAAAACTTACTAGAATCAAAGAGATTCGTGACGCCAATCCTGGTGGTCCATACAAGAAGATCGCTCGTGAACAATACGGATTTGTAATTTAATGGATTTTGTAAAAGAGATCGGAGATGACTATACCAAACTGGCAAGAGACATCGACGACACAGAAACTTACGTGGACACAGGTTCGTACATCTTTAACGGACTTTGTTCAGGTAGCATATTTGGTGGCGTATCTGGGAATAAGATTACTGCCATTGCTGGGGAGTCTTCTACTGGAAAGACTTTCTTTAGTCTCGCTGTGGTTAAGAATTTTCTGGATAGTAATCCTGGTGGTTACTGTCTGTACTTTGACACTGAAGCAGCAGTTAATAGGTCTCTTCTCGAAAGTCGTGGAATTGACTTAGAACGATTAGTTGTTGTGAATGTTGTTACAATTGAAGACTTCCGATCTAAGGCTCTAAGGGCTGTGGATATCTACCTTAAAACATCAGAAGATGATAGGAAACCCTGTATGTTTGTGTTAGACTCCCTGGGTATGTTATCCACAGAGAAAGAGATTCGTGATGCTCTTGATGATAAACAGGTTCGGGACATGACCAAATCACAGTTGGTCAAAGGAGCCTTTAGGATGTTGACCCTGAAGTTGGGACAGGCTAAAATCCCAATGATTGTTACTAACCACACTTACGATGTTATCGGATCATACGTTCCCACCAAAGAGATGGGTGGAGGCAGTGGCCTCAAATATGCGGCAAGCACGATCATTTATCTCACAAAGAAAAAAGAAAAGGATGGAACAGAAGTCATTGGAAATCTTATTAAAGCTAAGACAGCAAAGTCGCGTTTGAGTAAGGAGAATAAGGATGTTACGGTGCGTCTTTATTACGATGAGCGTGGTCTCGATAGACATTATGGTTTACTTGAGTTGGGTGAACTTGGAGGTCTGTGGAAAAATGTGGCAGGTCGTTATGAGATGAACGGCAAGAAGGTCTACGCTAAAGAGATCTTGAAGAACCCTGACAAATACTTTACTGAAGAGGTCTTACAGAAACTAGATGAAATCGCACAAGAAGAGTTCTCATATGGTTCGGCAGTATGATATCCTCCCAGAATCATATTGTAAAGAACTAATCAGTATCTTTGAGAACTCTTCTCATCAAGAGTTTATCAATGATGACCACAAACCATGTTTTACTCAAATCAATCTGAACAAAGAGAAGATTGAGATGGTCCGTGAGATGATCCCCATTGTCAGGGGTGTCCGATCCATGTATCAGACAGATACTAAGTCAAGGTTTATTCCTGAGATTAAAGCTCTAGAAGAGTTTAGAATCAAAAGATATCTTCCTAATGGTGAAGAGAGATTTGATGAACATGTAGATATAACTGATCATGCTACTGCTCGACGGGCAGTGGCATTTTTATTTTATTTGAATATCAATGACGGGGTCACACATTTTACAAGACAAGGCGTGACAATCAAACCAAAGACTGGTAGAGTTGTTGTATTCCCCCCGACTTGGTCCTACCCACACTCAGGTGCAGCACCAAGTTCAACGAAGTACATTCTAAGCACCTATATTCATTATGGATAAGATTGAGTTTCTAGTTTTGAATAACTTAATCAACAATGAGGAATATCTTCGTAAGACCATCCCTTTCCTAAAAGAGGAGTACTTTGAGGACCACAATCAGAAGATTGTGTTCCAAGAGATTTCAAAGTTTGTGGACGAATATAATGATGTCCCCACAAAAGAGGTCCTCTATATTGAAGTTGAGAAGAGAAAGGATATAAATGAAGATGTGTATAAACAAATTCATCATCTGATTGACCACCTTGAGGGGCAACCAGTTGAGTTTGGATGGTTAGTTGATACAACAGAAAAGTGGTGTCGTGAACGTGCAATCTATCTCGCTCTCATTGAATCTATTCAGATCGCTGATGGGCAGGATGATAAAAAACAACCTGACTCCATACCTTCTATTCTATCTGATGCTCTTGCTGTCAGTTTTGACAATCATGTAGGACACGATTATCTTCTCGATTACAGCGAACGATATGACCTATACAATACGAAAGAAGAAACTATTCCATTCGACTTGGAATTCTTCAACAAGATTACGAAGGGTGGCCTTCCAAACAAAACACTCAATATTGCTCTCGCTGGCACTGGTGTTGGTAAATCTTTGTTTATGTGTCATGTCGCAAGCAGTGTGTTACTCCAAAACAAGAACGTATTATACATCACGCTTGAGATGGCTGAGGAACGCATTGCTGAAAGAATTGATGCTAATCTTCTGAACGTTCCCATTGGTGATATTGCTGACCTACCCAAACAGATGTTTGAATCAAAGGTAAGTAACCTGGCACAGAAGACTCAGGGAACACTGATTATCAAAGAGTACCCTACGGCTTCTGCACATGCTGGACATTTTAGATCACTTCTTCAGGAACTTGCACTTAAGAAGTCATTTAGACCTGATATCATTTTCATTGATTACCTTAATATATGTGCTTCCTCGCGATATCGCGCAGGTAGCAATGTCAATTCATATACAACTGTTAAGGCTATTGCAGAAGAACTTCGAGGATTGGCTGTTGAGGCAAACGTCCCTATCATATCTGCCACGCAGACCACTCGCTCTGGTTATGGTAGCTCTGATGTGGAGCTTACTGATACAAGTGAGTCCTTTGGTTTGCCTGCTACTGCTGATCTTATGTTTGCCCTTATTGCTACTGAAGAACTCGAAGAGTTGGGACAGATTCTAGTCAAACAATTGAAGAACAGATACAACGATATCAACATGTATAAGAGATTTGTAGTCGGAATTGATAGATCGAAGATGCGTCTTTATGATTGTGAACAGTCAGCACAGGATGATATCCTTGACAATAGTAAGGATGAGGAGTATAGTTATGAGGAAAAACCAAAGAAGACCTTTGAGGGATTCAAATTCTAATGGGATTAACTACTAAGAATTTACAATCACAACTTGCAAAAACTGAATCACCTTATGTCTATGAGATAAGAGATGAGGATGGTAATAGATATAGACACTGTGGTACTATGGTAGATGTGGAGAAGATCTTGGAAAGGTATCCAAGATACACTTATCACAAGATTTATCTCAAAACTCCACAGACCGTGGATGTCCCATATATTAGAGTGTCTCCAGATTTGGAGTTACCGATGCAACAAACCCTTCCTGAAAATCAACAACAACCTTTTAACGTATGACTGTAGACACTCAACGATACCTTGAATTTGTAAATGGCGTTACCTCGGAACAAAGTAAAGATCACGAAGCTTTTGTATATCGTATCCAAGAACTTGAAGGACAGGAATTTCCTACCGAGCGATTGCTTACTGCTGCTGTAGGTATGTCAGCAGAGGCAGGTGAGTTTACTGAGATTGTCAAGAAGATTATCTTTCAAGGAAAACCTGTTAATGAAGAAAACTTGTTTCATATGAAACGAGAACTGGGTGATATCATGTGGTATGTGGCCCAAGCCTGTATGGGGTTAAATACCTCGATCGATGAGATCATTGAGATGAATGTAGAGAAACTTGAGAAACGATACCCTGGTGGATCGTTTGATGTTCACTACTCTGAAAACCGTAAATCTGGAGATGTATGATTAAGATTGAAATGGATGTTAGAGTTGCAGCCGCAGTAAGAGCATCACTCTTTCGTGATACAAAAGAGTATACATATGATCCAACCTGTTGTCCTCAACGAGTTGTTGATCTTCGTAATGTAATCACTGAAATTGACGAACAAATTGAAACACAAATTAAGGAGGTAATTGAAAATGAAACTGCTAACTCTTGA